TAACATTGGGTCATTAAGACTCAGCCGAATCACTCTAGGCCATGCAGATCGCATGGCCTATTTTTTTGTCTTTTTTCTAAGGTACCCTATAACCGAATTCGAACAAATGATCGGGATCGCAGTCAGACCCGATCCCCGCTGTTGTCAGGCTGTTGCTGTAGTCGCGTTCGCACCGAGTTTTACAAAAACAACCAACTTAATCTTGACAGAATGGGAAAACAATTTCATATTACACTAAACAATCATGTAAAGGAGACGAAGATGAGTGAGATGAGATACAGAATGAAGATGGGTGAGGAGTTTGAGTTCACTGCTGCCAGTGATGAGCAGTTTTTAGGTACCCTACGAGCTAGGCATATGTACGCAAAGAGTGATGACGGTGAGTTTTTACGTCAGATTGCCGCGTCAGCTTGTGAATCTACGGGTAGATCGATTGATTTTTCAGATGTTCCGTCATTTAAGCGCAGTTTAATGGATGCTGGCGTTTTGGAGGTTATAAATGGCTAAGAGATTGGCGCATTCCAACTGGACTGCGAGTGATTTACAGGCGAAAAGAGAGGCTTTGGGCATGAATAAGGCTCAAATGTCTAGGGAGTTGGGCGTTAGTTACCGACAATACATGTATTATGAGCGTGGTCACACGAGGATTAGCAAGGGTTTGGAGCAATTTGTCGAGGGTTTGTTTAATTCTGGGAGAGATGATGCTGTTGCATCCAAAGGTACCCTATCCAGTTTTGAAAAAGAGCGAATAAATCGTCTTTTAGACGCTTTAGAAACACACCCCGTTGATGATTTAGATGATTTGACGCGAAAAATTTTACATCAGTCATCTGAGGAAATATCGCTTTTGTTGTCAAAGGTAGCTAATTAGCATATGATTGACCTGTCCAATTAATTTGAGGCAGGCAAATGGCACAAAACAGACAAATGGGTGCAGGCATGATGCCTCCCCCAGCTTCTCCAGCTAATCCTACGGCGGTAAATTTTCAGAGCGACCCTAATATGCGTCAGCAGTTTAAGGGTTTTATGTCTGGTTTATCGAAAAGGATGGAGCAACAGCAGCCTGCGATGCAGGCTCCTTTGCCAATGCCTATGCCGATGCAGAACGTGGATATTTTTCAGCCTATGCCTATGGCGATGGGTGGTTCTGTGCCTCGTTCAACGAATATTGCGGGTCAGCCTCACATGTTATCGTACATTACTCCTGGCGAGGCAGGTATTTTGCAGTCTATGGGTGGTTCCGGCGCTCCTGGGCCAGGTGGCATTCCGTCATTTTTTCTTGATGAGGGCATGGAATCATATACGGGGGACACTGGTAGCTTTAGTTCTGGGGATTATAGTGCTGACAGTGGATCCACTAACTTTAGCTCTGGCAGCAGCAATTTTAGTTCAGATGATAGCGATAGTGGCTCTACTACTGGTTTAAACTTAACCTATAGTGACGGAACCCCTGCTGGTGTTGCGATTAGAGGCAATACCATCACTGGCGGCACTATAACGGGTGGTTCAGACCCAGTGGCTGCGGGTTTTGGTGGTGGTAGTAGCAGTGGTGTTGATGACAGCGCTGAATTTTTAGGCGTTCCACAGTTTGGTGTTGGTCGCCGTCCTTTTGCACAGATGAGTCGCGCTGTTATTCCTTCAACTATTGATATTACTGATGATTTGCGTGCTGGTGCAAGTAGAGATGCTTTATCTAGCGCTTTAAGCAGCGCTCAAAGATCCATGCTTAATGATGCGTATGCTCAACAAGCTAGAGATACTTTATCAAGTCCTCTAACAGGACCGTTGTCTACGACGTTATCAACTCCTATTTCCAAGAGTGGGTTTACTGATGATTTGAGAGCGGCCAGAACCAATCTTTTACTAGATGCTGATGCTGTTGCGAATTTAGCTGCTCAGGATGCCAATCTTCTTATGACTGATTTTGGTGGTCCAGAAGAGAGAAGCAGAGAGGCTATGGATGCTGAAGCACAAAGGCTTTCTATGGGCGGCGGTCAGGTTAATGTAGATTCTTTAACTGGTGCATTAAGTTCTATTCCTGTGCCGATTGCTATGCCTGATGCGGTTAGAGAGCAAAGGGCTTTGTCTGACATTCAAGCCATGCAAAATCCTTTTAATCGTGGTGAATCTGCTGGTGAGAGGGTTGCTCAAGGCCAGCCTTCTGGTCAGGTTCAGTCAATTTATGACATTGATCCAAATTATGAAGAAAATGTGGGCAATCCAAACTTCTTGTCAGATGCAGGTCGAGAGTTGAAGTTCACTTTAAAAGGCTCTAGCCTCCCTGAAAATCAGAAATTTAACAGAGAGGCGGCGGAATTAGCCGCTGATGAAGGTGAGCCTATTTTTGCTCCAGGAGCATCCGCCGCTGAGGTTCAGGCGGCTATAAATGCTGCTCGTGCTACTGGTGATTCAGCGTTTACAAGACAATCAGAAATAGGTCGTTTGGCTGATTTAATGGATCGCCGTACAACTGTAACTTTAGCTGATCCTAAAAATAAACCAGGTAGAGTTGACCCTAATACAGGATTGCCGACTAATGTTGACGCGAGAAGTGTTAGTTCTCTTGAGCAACTAGGTCGCCGTGCTGGAAGAGGTCAAACTGGTATTATGGGCCTTGTTGATAAATATACTGGGTTTAACCCTGCCGAAAGAATGTATAATGATATTATTGAGAAAGGGTATTCGCCAGTTTATGACAGCCGTGGTCAGATTATCGCTACGGTTAACCCTAAAACAGGTCAGATAGGTGCAGGAAGTCGTCCTATTGATATGAATGCTATTTCTGAAACTGGGGGTGATTTAAAGGCGTTTATCTATAATCAGTTTGCTGACCAGAATGTATTTGGCGGCGGCGGTGATGATGGCGGTCAGCCTGACAAGCCAGATTTGTTAACCCCACCAAAACCTGATCCAGATGTCCCAGATGAGGATGACGATATTATTGATGCCCCCACTCCTCCCCCTGTGGTAATTCCACCGTTTCAAACAGGAGAGGCGGCAAAAGTGGCTAATCCTCTTGGTTTTGGGTATGGTCAATACACTCCAACTGGCAGCAATCTTGAATCTTCCGTTGATAAGTTTATAAAAATGCTTGGCGGGCGATGAACAATCATTTTGATATACCTGTTGAATTTCTTACGGATGATGAGGTAGCAGAGCTTGGCAAGATTGTAGAGCGGCTTGAAGAAGTTTCTAAAAGAGATGAAAATCAAGATTCTTTTCTATCTTTTGTAAAAAGCGTGTGGCCTACATTTATTGAAGGCAATCATCACAAAATTTATGCAGAAAAACTGCAACGTGTAGCTGAAGGTAAGCTAAAGCGTTTAATTATTAATATGCCGCCCAGACACACAAAGTCTGAGTTTGCGTCATATTTGTTCCCTGCTTGGCTTATGGGCCGCAATCCCAACACAAAGATTATTCAGGCAACGCACACGGCTGAGTTGGCTGTTGGCTTTGGTCGTAAGGTTAAGAATTTAATAGATAGTGAAGTATATCGTGATGTATTTCCTGAACTAAAGCTTGCTGCCGATGCCAAGGCATCTGGTCGCTGGTCTACATCTAAAGGGGGCGAGTATTATGCCGTGGGTGTTGGCGGTGCGCTGGCTGGTCGTGGTGCTGATTTGTGTATCATTGATGATCCTGTATCTGAACAAGATGCGCTATCACCTACAGCACTCGATAATATTTACGAATGGTACACATCAGGTCCAAGACAAAGACTCCAGCCAGGAGGATCAATAATTATCGTGATGACACGGTGGAGCATACGAGATTTAACAGCGAAAGTGTTGCAGAAGCAGGCAGAGGGCGGAGCGGACAACTGGGAAGTTGTGGAGTTTCCAGCGATATTTCCAGATACAGACAACGTGTTGTGGCCCGAATACTGGAAACGAGAAGAGCTAGATGCCGTTAGAGCGTCTATTCCTGTAGCTAAGTGGAATGCTCAGTATTTACAGAACCCTACAGCCGAAGAAGGGGCGATTATCAAAAGGGAGTGGTGGAATGTTTGGGATAGTGGTAGCCCACCTGCCTGTTCGTACATCATACAGTCATACGACACAGCCTTTTCCAAGTCAGAGAGGGCGGACTATTCTGCTATTACTACTTGGGGCATTTTTGAGCCTGTGGATGGAGACGGCGAGGCCATCATCTTACTTGATGCCCAGCGAGGTCGATGGGATTTTCCAGAGCTTAAAGAAGTTGCCCAAGATTTATATACAGAGTTTGAGCCAGACATGGTGCTTATTGAACAAAAGGCCAGTGGTATGCCGCTCACCCAAGAACTGCGGAGAATGGGGGTGCCTGTCACGCCCTTTACCCCTTCAAGGGGGGCGGATAAGTTCACACGGATGAATGCTTGTGCGCCTGTTTTTGAGTCTGGTATGGTGTGGCGACCTGATATGAATTTTGCTGAAGAGGTTGTTGAGGAATGTGCCTCATTTCCTAACGGTGAACATGATGACTTGGCTGATTCGATGACACAGGCTATACTCAGGTTCAGACAGGGTGGATTTATCATTACTCCCTCTGATTATGATGAAGATGAATACCGTGAATTTAATAGGAAACGGGAGTATTACTGATGGCAAAACCTGACGCACCAATTATGCCAGAGAAGGCAAAAAAAATTCGTAAGTATCGCAACACTCGCAATGACAAGACAAGCCTGCCTAAACAAGTTCGTGATTTTATTGCGGCGCAGGAATCTGGTTCTATGCCTGATGATGCGATTGCGCCTAAAGAAAAAGGAGCGACTTTACAAGAGCTTTATGACCAAGGTGTAATTAAGGGCAAGCGCCCCAAAAACATGCAAGAAGGCGGCATGGCTATCTCTGACGCTGATATTGCAAGTGTAAGAAGAGCTTTTGGTTCTCAAAGAGACGGTGAAAACACTATTTCAGATGCTGATAGGCAAAGACTTCAGCAATTTCTTGCTGACACAGGCAATGACCAATCAATACGAAGAATGAGACAAAACCGCAGGCGTGCTAATGAATCTGCTAAAACTATTTCAGATGCGGACATTGCAAGAATAATGCGGTCCATTGGCATGGAGGAAGGTGGTGAAGCTGTTCCTGCAAAATTCAAAGGATTTTCCAAACTACCTGAAAAGGTTCAGCAGAAAATGGACCCTGACCTTGCTCAGAAGTATGAAAAGGGCGGGGCTGTTGGCAGTTGCCGTGGTATGGGTGCTGCTTTGCGCGGTGGCAAGTTCTCTGGGGTAAAGTGATTGTGGCTGATGACAAAAACAAAACTATTGACGGCTTGACTCGCAGGCAAATTTTGACGATTGGCACGACAAAAGGCGTTCAAAGTTTGACAGATGCTCAGTTTGATGAATACCAGAGTATGCGAGATAACCAACGCAAGGGTATAAAAAATTTTCGCGGCGGTGGTATTGCCTTACGAGGTAACAATTTTAAAGGAGTGTTCTGATGGCAAAGCCTTTTAAATCAAGAAAAGAAATAGCTAAAGGTTTTCAAAAGAAACCTCCTAGAGTGTTTAAAAAGCAGGGCAAGATAGCTGATTTTATAAGAGCCATTCAAGGGGAGCTTCCTCCGTTTAAAAAATACGAGAGCGGTGGGGCCGTAACAAAGGGCCGTGGTGGTAAGTTTAAGGGTATTTCATAATGTTATTCGAGGTTGGGGCGAACAATTTTAGCCAAGGTGAAGCCCTTCATTCTAGGCTTGGCGTAAGAGAACCCTCCACTCAAAGCGTCAGGTTGTTCGTTCCAACGCTGTAAAAGGGGGGTTGGGTGTCAACAAAAGATGACATTTTAGAGCCGTTTGATTTTAAAAAATCACCAAGTATGAGCAGCCAGCTATTTAAGGCTGCTCCTGGTGTATTTGGTGGAAAGGACGGTGTTAATCCGTTACAGACAATCAATAGGGTTTTGGTTGGCGGCCCCCTTGATGTCATCGATGCGGTTGGCAGAGCGGGAGAAACTGGTCTTCGTGCAGTTGCAGAGGGTGTGGAGGCTGCGACAGGCTTAACGGGCATTAAAAGAGATATCTATGGGTTGGGTCAGGTGGCTGGATTAGTGGCAGGGGCAAGCCCCTCAGCGCTGCCTAGTCTAAAATCACCTTCTACTTCGACACGCTCTGGTGCAGAGAAAGCGTTTAAAAGTCCGCCGAAGCAAAAAGAAAAAGCTTTTGAAAGCCCTTCTGATTTTTTTGAGATTATGGGAGATGATGGTGCAGGTGTAGAGTTCCCTCAAATTGGAAAAGCATTGGATGATTATGTTTATGAAATGAACAGAGAGGGAATATTGAGAGCATTAAAGTCTGATGATTACCCTGAGTATCAAAAGGTATTAAGAACAAATTTAGATAGATTGTCTACTGAAAATAAGATTCCTGTATCTCGCATTGAAAATTACCTTGACCCTATGGCTGGCATAGAAGGACGCAGAACAAAAAGATTTTTTGACGTTGATAAAGATGATGTTCTTTTTGTTGGCAGTGATGCAGAACGCGAGTTAATTGTAAAAGGCCCAGATGGAAGCCCAATGTCAGTTAGATTTGAGTCTCCAGATCTTCCTGCAAGCCGTCCGCACGATGATCTAAACACATCAGAACTTCTAACTTCGTACATCATATCTCCAACCAGAAACCCAGAAAGTAAATCAGGAGTTACAAGACAA